CATGGTGCATGAGCTGGCGCACTTGGTGCGGGCGGATCATTCCCCGGCGTTTCACGCGGTGGTGACCGAGGTGATGCCGGACTGGAAGGAACGCAAAAAGCGGCTGCGGGAGGCGGGCAACCCCCGCGACCCGCTCCGGGCGCTGCCGGGGATGGAGCAGCAATTCTTTGAAGCGGCGCAGAGCGTGCGCAGCTACGACCTCGTTCTCAACTTACTTGAGAGAGAAGTGAAGCGGGAGGCGCGAAAGCGTGCGGGGCGCACGGCGCAAAGCGCGGCGGCGTTCCTTATCACGGCGGGGCTCATCATCCTCGCGACGCTGGGCTTCGCGGCGGCGCTGCTGCTGATGCGCTGCCCTGTCCCCGCCGTGAGCGTCACCGCGTTTATAGGCGTGGCAGTCTCGCTGGGCTGGGCGGTCATTCGGAAGTAAATCTAAGAACAAGGAGAAAGGAGGGCAAGCGATGAGAGGCCCGAAGAAACGGCTGACGCCGTTCGGGAAGATGGTGGTGAAGGCGCTGGCTGACCGGGATATGAGCCGGGCGGAGCTGGCGGCCACGGTAGGCACAAGCCCGCAGTACATGAGCTACATCCTGAACGGGACACGCTCGGGTGAGAAGTACCTCCCGGCGATCATCGCCGCCCTCGCGCTCGACCCGAAGAAGGCGGAGCGGGCGATCGCGGCATGACGCACGGAAGGGAGGGAACGGAGTGCCGGACGTATTCATCGCGCTGGAGGAGGCAGCGGCTTTTGAGAGCGTCAGCTACAAGACTTTGACGCAACGCATCTATCGCAATCCTCAGCAGTACAAAACGAAGTCACAGGCCCGGGAGGGCGGCGGCAAGGATCAGGTGTTGATCTCGACAAGCTCCCTCTCGGCAAAGGCGCGGAAGGCATGGCGAGCCGCGCAGAAGGTGGAAGGGAGTGAGGTCATCATAGACAAGAGAGCACAGGAGGCCGTGCCGTGGTACGTCACCGCCGACCTGAACCAGTACACGGAGGCGAACAAGAAGCGCTTCTATGAGGCGGTAGAGCTGGCGGCACGGGTGCAGGACTTCATCGACTATGACGGCCCTGACCGCACGGGCTACGCCGAGCGGTACGCGCTGGGGCTGGGGATCAGCCCGCAGAGCCTGTACCGCTACATGAAGAACGTGCTGGAGGCGAACGCATGGGCGCTGAAGCTGGAGAAGGAAGACGGCAAGAGCCGGGACTACTTCCGGGCGCTGGCACTGTGCCGGAAGCCAAAGGAGACGGGTACGTTCCCGAGCTTGACGGACGAGCAGAAGGCGATCATTGAGAACATCTGGTTCGACAAGCGGTTCGCGGCGAACCTCGGCACGATCGAGATGCTCTATGAACGGTTTGAGCTGGAGGCGGAGCGGCGGGAGTGGGAGGAGTATCCATCCATCAAGACGGTGGCCCGGTACATCAAGTTCCTCATGGGACAGCGGGGTGCGGAGTCTGCCCGGTTCCTCGCCGCCAATGGGACGCGGGAGTGGAAGAACAAGCGGATGATGAAGGGCAAGCGCGACGCGACGAGCCTTCAAGTCATGGAGTATGTTGTTGGCGACGAGCACACCTTCGACTTTTGGGTGCAGTGGACGGCCCCAAACGGCAAGATCAAGGCCGTGCGCCCGAAGCTGGTTGCGTGGCTGGATATGCGCTCCCGCGCTATCATCGGCGATGTAGCGTGCGTCAACGCCAATTCGCAGACGCTGAAGGAGTCGCTGGTCAAAATGATCTACAGCAATCCGGGCGGCGTTCCCCACATCCTGCACGTCGACAACGGCAAGGATTATACTGCCGAGGTCATGACCGGGCAGAACCGCAAGAACCGCAAGCAACGCAAAATCGACCTTGACTTCGCGTTTGACTCGGAAACGGTCGGCTTCTATCAGAGCATCGGCATCCAAGAGGTCGGACGCTCGCTGCCGTATCAGCCTTGGGACAAACCGATTGAACGCTTCTTCTCCACGGTCTGCTCGAAGTTCTCCAAGTGGTTTGAGAGCTACACGGGCACGCTGACAGGCTCGAAGACCTACGCCAAGCGGCAGAAGGACATCGACCGGATGCTGGAGCGCGGAGAGCTGCTGACGATGGAAGAGTTCTTCGAGGCCTGGACGGAATGGAAGAACACCAAGTATCACACCCGAAAGCATCGCGGCCTGAGTGACGCGGGCGAGCAATGGGTCACGCCGATCGAGATGTTCGAGAACGGCCCGCGCTATGAAAAGGCAGCTCCGCCCCGAGAGTATGCGGCGATGCTACTGATGAAGGCGGCGACCGCCCGCGTCACGAACCAAGGCATCAACAAGTTCGGCACACTCTACACGGACACGGAGCTCGCCTACTATGTCAATCAGAAGGTCAACATCAAGTGGGACATCGACGACGTCACCAAGCTCTATGTGTACGACATGGAGGGCAAGAAGATCTGCGAAGCGGTGTCTGCCGAGCTGCTCGCCTTCGGCCCGCATTGTTCTCAGGCAGCGCTGGAGAAGCACCTGCGCGATCAGAAACGAAACGAGCGCGAGGTCAGAGAGTATCTGGAGGAGCGAGTCCGCCCCTACGAGCTGCGGCTTGAGGACGGTGCAAGGCCCTCGGATGCAGTGGGCATGATCGACCTGACCATCAAGGCCACGCCGAGCCAGAAGCTGGTCTCCCTGCCAAAGGACAGAATGTTCCGCTCGGAACAGGCAAGCAAGGCGAGCCGGAAGAAGGTCACGGACGACACCTTCCTCAACGCCAAAGGCGACAAGGCGCTCTCCCTTTTGAGAGCGATGAACGAATAATAACGGAGGTACATCATGGAAGTTACAGCAGCGGAGCGCACCGCACTCTTTACCAACATCAGCCCCCTCGCACAGCGTATCGACAGATACATCCGCACGACGCCTTCAAGCGTCGCGGCGGTCGCCAGAGAGATCGGCTACAGCCGCACCACCCTCTCCCGGTATCTCGCGGGCAAGTATGACAGCAACCCGAACGACCTTGAGAGCAAGCTGACGGACTTCCTCACCCGGCAGACGGGCGAGGCGGTCGACCTGACGACGCCGCTGGCAGAGCCGGAGGGCAAGACATGGAAGACGCCCACGTTCTTCGAGAGCCGGGACGCGAAGGCCGTGCTCGGCGTATGCCAGAGCTGTCAGGAGTACATCGGTCTCGGCATCGTGGTCGCCCGTAGCGGCTACGGCAAGACCTACGCCCTGCGGCAGTACGCAAAGCTCTCCCGCGTGGCCTACATCGAGTGCGACGACACCATGAGCAGCCGCGACCTTGTGGAAGCGATCGAGCGGAGCATCGGGCTCCCCAACGGCTACGGCACGATCTGGCGCAGGGTGAACGGCATCCGGGAGTTCTTCAACACGAACAAGGGCTACCTCCTCATCATCGACGAGGCGGACAAGCTGGTGAGCAAGTACACGCAGAAAAAGATGGAGATCCTGCGGGCGGTGTTCGATCAGAGCGACGTGGGCCTTGTGATCGCGGGCGAGCCGAAGCTGGAGGCGCAGATCAAGACCTACCTCGTGCGCATGGCGAACCGGGTGGACTTCTACGCCTCGCTGCGGGGCCTCTCCCCCTCGGAGGTGGAGGGCTACCTCGCGGACTTCCAGATCGAGCCGGACGCGCTGGTAGAGCTGAAGGCGCGGGCGTGCAATATGCAGACCGGGTGCTTCCGACTGCTCGACCGCACGCTCTCCAACGTCCGGCGCATCCTCAAGGAGACGGGCGAGGAGACGGTGACGGTGAAGACGATCGCACAGGCGTCGTCCATGATGATGCTTTAAGGAGGGACAGCGAATATGAGAATAGAACGCATCAGCGGCGCGATCCTCATCCTGCTCTCCGGCGTGCTGCTCCTGACGGCGGTCTACGGCGGGACGCCGGAGGAGCAGGACGCGACGGCGATCCTCCTGACGCTGCCGATGGGCCTTGTGGCCCTGTTCGCCGAGATCCCGGAGCGCGGCAAGCACACCAAGCACGACTACCGGGCACGAGGCCCGCGATATTAACGAACTGAAAGGAGCCGCAAACATGGCAAGGAAACGAGTAGTCGAGGCCCCGAGCCTCCATTCATGGGAGGACGTGAACGACGCCCTCCGTCAGATCGCCGAGGCGCAGATCGCGCTGGGCGAGATCCAGAGCGATATGCAGAAGCAGATCTTAGGGGCGCAGAAGGTCGCCGAGGAGCAGAGCAAGCCGCTCAACGACAGCGTGGCCAAGCTGGAGCGCGAGATCAAGAGCTTCGTCACCGACCACCGGGACGAGATGGGCAAGGCGAAGTCGATGGTGCTGACGTTCGGCGAGGTAGGCTTCCGGCTCTCCACCTCCGTCTCGCTGCCCCGGGCGAAGGAGAAGCTGGAGGAGATCATCCGCCGCCTCAAGTCCCGCCAGATGACGGACTGCATCGTGGTGGAGGAGAAGGTCAGCAAGGAGGCCCTGAAGAAGTACGGCGAGGATACGGTGAACGCCGTGGGCGCGACGTGGAAGCAGAGCGACGTGTTCGGCTATGAGGTGAATATCGCCAAGCTGGAGCAGATCAAGGCGGGCAACTGAGGAAGGGGGCTCACGGAATGGCAGCAGCAAGGACGGGGCGCAAGCAGCCCTCCATCCGCACGCTGTGGGCGATCGCGAAGTCGCCGGAGCTGCACCTTACGGATGAAGACCTGCACGCGGTGGTCTACCGCGAGACGGGCAAGGAGTCCATGAAGACGCTGACGCAGGGCGAGGTGAACACCGTAGCCCGGGTGCTGCAGAACATGAAGGACAGCGTGAGCCGGAGCGTGCGGGACAAGCGCACGGACACGGGCGGCGACATCCGCACCACCGCGCAACGCCGGAAGATCTACGCGCTGTGCGAGGCGCTGGGTTGGAACGACGACCCGCGCCGCATCCAAGGCTTCGTCAAGCGCGTGGCCCACGTCGACCGCATCGAATGGCTGAACATGGCGCAGTGTGAGAAGGTCATCGAAGGACTCAAGGCGATCCTCGCGCGGCAGCGGCGGAAGGAGGCGGAGCCGTGATGGAGGAACAGGCAATCCTCGCGGCGCTGGAACGCATGGCGCAGATGCAGAATAGCATCCGCAGCGGCATGGACATCTGCAGGGACACAGGGCTCGTGTTCCTGCGGGTCTACTATGAGCAACTCCCGCCCAGCGTCGCCCGCCGCCTGACGGAGCTGCACGCGGAGGACGTGGCGGCGATCCACCACGCGACCTCCACGGAGGGCACGGCACAGGAGCGGCAGCGCCTCGGCGAGAAGCTGGCAAGCGACGCAGCCGCCGCGCAGGTCATGCGGGCGGCGAAAGTCTACCGCGCAAAGCTCGGCTACGGCCCACAAGAGGGCGCAGACGGCGCGGCAACGGCGGGAGGTGATCTCTAATGCCCAAGGGGAAGAAACGCCTCACGCAGCGGGAGAAAGCCGAGCGTGCGGCAATCAAGAAGCAGCTCCAAGCGGACGGCGTCCTCCCGCCCGACAAGCCCCGGCTCAACCGCAAGAAGTTCGCCCGGGAGGTGTGGGAGGAGTTCAGCGAGATGGACGTCTACACCGCCGACTTCTACCTCCGCAAGGCAATCATGGCAACGGTGGGGCCGGAGCTGCACGAGGTGACGCCGGAGCAGGTCGGCATCTTGAAGTTGATGAAGTTGGCGGTGGAGACCGAGCGGTTCATGCAGCAGCTCAAGGCAGAGGGGCGCGAGCAGTACAGCATCGGGGAGTATGTCGAGAAGGTCTACAACCCGGTCATGAATTTATAGGAGGATTCACATCATGGCAAAACTGACACCAGACGCGACGAGGACGGAGCACGGCCTCGTCATCAACGAGAAGATCATCCCGTGGGGCGCGGTCTGG